AGGGCAGGGCGTCGCTGATCGGTGCGGTCGTCCCGGGTGCGGTCGTGCCACCGGTGACGGGCGACGTTCCGTCGGCTGCGACGACATCCGCGTACTGCTTGACCGCGTCTGCGGCACGGGTGTCGAGGTTGGTCAGCGTGTCGAGGCGGTCCTTGACCGCCTCGACCTTGGTCGCGTCGCCGTCGTAGCAGTCGTCCAGACCCGAGGCGGCCATCGACGGAGCGGTGTCCGTGATCTTGGTGGACTCGGAGGTGCGGTAGAACGTCTTGCCGGACTGGGAGGTCGTCTTGAGCACGAACGCCGAGTCACAGGCGACGGCGACGTTGAACACGTCACCCGATGTGGTGTACCGGACGAGGGCCTTGCCGGTCTCCGGGGACTTGTAGTCCGCCAGCGACTTCGCCTCGCCGCGGTTGAGGTTCTGGTAGTAGTGCCCGGTGTCGGCCAGGGCCGCCTCCTGGGCGTACGACAGGTTGGCGAGGTCAGTCTTGGCGTTGACGTCCCGCGCGTTGTTGATGAGCGACGGCGCGGTGATCAACCCCGCGGCGATGAGGATTGCCGACACGGCAATCGAGATCGTCTGCATGATCGAGTTCTCTGCCTCGTCATGCTGGTAGAGGTGGTGCATTGATGTCCTTCTGTGAGGCGCGCACTAGGGCTGCGCGGCGGCGCGGTGAATCGGGTTGCGACCGGACGGATGGACCAGGGTCCGTCAACCGGAGCTGTCGGAGTCCATCACGGGCACGCTGCTACTGTAGCGCGAAGAGGCGTCGGTCGAGGGGCTGCTCAGAGCGAACCTGTGACCAATGGAGAGCGCCCCACCTGTCATAGCGGCAGGTGGGGCGCTCTCCGTTTAGTGTGTCCTAGTAGGAGGGGGTGAAGTCCAGGTAGTTGGTCTGCCCGTTCGCGGTGAACTGGATCGTGAGCTGGTTGTCCCATCCGGTCTGATGACCGAGGAGAGGGTTGGTCGCGCCGGTGTACTTGATGTTGAGGCCGACCCAGGAGTCGCGGCCGTACTCGTCGGACACACCGGTGTCGTGCGGCTCGGTCGCGGTCCATCCGGACTGGGGAACCGCAACTTCCTGACCGTCGATCCACACGTGGACGTTGCTCATCGCGTGAGATGCCCCGGTACCCGCGAGCAGGATCGGTCCGTACTGCTGGGCGCGCTGGATGTCCGATGCGCCCCAGCTCCCACTGACCTGGCCGTTGTACCAGCGCGGGTCCCAGAAGGTCCAGTTGATCCCGCTCTGACTGGTCACGTCCGCGGTACGCACCTGGTTCCAGAACAGGCCCGTGGTGTGCTCGGGGAATGCGGCCGGAGTTGCGGGGGTCTCGACCGGGGCGGAGCTGCCACCCGTCACCGGTGACGTGCCGTTGTCGGCCACCGCGTCGGTGTACTTGACCAGGTCGGCCTGCACCGCGGTGGCCGGACGGCTTGCCGTGACCGCGAGGTCGAGGCCCTTGAGGGCGTCGTACCGGCCCTCCAGCCCCGCGACCTTGGTCGCGTCGCCGTCGTAGCAGTCGGCCAGACCGGCCTCCGTCAGGGACGGCGCGGACGTCGTGATCTTGGTGGACTCGGAGGTCCGGTAGAACGTCTTGCCCGACCGCGACGTGGTCTTGAGCACGAAGGCGCTGTCGCAGGCGACGGCGACGTTGAACACGTCACCGGACGTGGTGTACTTGACCAGCGCCTTCCCGGTCTCCGGGGACTTGTACTCGGCCAGCGACTTGACCTCGCCGCGGTTGAGGTTCTGGTAGTAGTGACCCGTGTCCGCGAGTGCCGCCTCCTGGGCATAGGACAGGTTGGCGAGGTCCGTCTTGGCGTTGACGTCGCGGGCGTTGTTGATGAGGGACGGTGCCGTGATCAGACCGGCGGCGATCAGGATTGCGCTGACGGCAATCGAGATCGTCTGCATGATGCTGTTCTCGGCCTCGTCGCTCGCCAGGATGCGAGGGGTGCTGAGGTTCATCGAGTTCCTTGCTCGTGAGTGCGACACGGCGGGTCCGCGTCGAGTGGGTACGTGGATCACTGTAGCGCGCTCGGAGTCTGATTCCGACAGCGAGACGGCCCGGACTCAACCTGGAGTCCGGGCCGTCCCTGAAGCCGACGACTACGCGAAGTGCGGCAGGTACTGCGTGTGCTGCAGGATCATCAGGCGCGACCCTCCGGCGAACCCGTCGTGCACGCTGGCGTTGGCCACGTTCCACCCGCTGATGTCCTGGTCGAACTGCGATGCGCTCAGGAACGTCTGGGACATGTTGCCCACAGACGCGGTGTTCCAGCGGTTGAGCGGCTGGTTGAACGTCCACGCGTTGTAGAACGTGGAGGCGAGGCTGGTGACGCGAGCCACGTTCCAGTCGTTGAGGGGCTGGTTGAAGTAGTTGGCCCCGTAGAACGTCGTGGTCAGGTCGGTGACCTTCGCCGTGTTCCAGGTGCCGACCGGCTGGTTGAAGTTGGTCGCCTCCCGGAACGTGTTGCGCAGCGTCGTCACGTTGGCGGTGTTCCAGGTGCTCACGGCGCCGTTGAACTTGGGCGCGGCGTTGAACGTACCCTCCAGCGTGGTGACCTTGGCGGTGTTCCACCGGTTCAGGTCGGCGTTGAACACCTTCGCGCCGTAGAACATGTTGCTCATGTCCGTGACGTGCGAGGTGTCCCACTGACCGATGTTCGACCCGACGAAGGTGTCGGTCTGCTCGAACATGTGGGACATGTTGGTGATCGTGCTGGGGATGCTGGCGGGCACCGTGAGCAGCTTGTCCGCGTTGCTGAAGGCGTACGCCGCGCTGGTGGTGCCGGTGTTCTCCCACTTGGTCACGCCGGTCAGGCAGGTCGGCGTGCCGACCGGGCCCGCGCCGTAGGTGCTGAACTTGCCCTTGATCGTGATGACCGTGTTGGCGCTGGGTGCCGAGTACGAGTGCGTGGCGAGCGGCTTCAGCGCCGTGGTGACGCCGTCACCCCAGTTGACCGTGCCATCCACGACCGGCCCACCGACCGGCAGGACCGGCGAGCCGCAGAAGCGCGTGTCCCAGGTCAGGATCATGGTGCCGTCTGCGTTGGGGTCGTCCTCGTGGACCGGGTTGGTGTTGGGGTCCGTGCCGGTGTCCGAGCCGTCACCGGAGCCGTTGCCCGGCTGAGAGCCGGTGTCGCTGCCGTCGCCGTCGCCCGGGGTGTCGCTGCCGTCGCCGTCGTCACCGGGGATGGGCGCTCCACCGTTGTGCGGCTGCGCCTCGATGAGCGGCTCGGTGACCTCGTCGGTCAGGCAGGTGGCGACGCCGTTCACCAGGTGCGGGTCGTTGGGGTCCTCACTGATGAACGTGGACTCCGAGGACCGGTAGAAGGACTTGCCGGAGAGGGAGATCGCCTTGGAGAGGTACTGCCAGGTGCCGTCCTCCAGCTGACACACCACCGCGTGGCTGTACACGCCCGAGGCCGTGGTGTAGCGGACGCTGCCAGCGGGCCGGTCTGCGGCGGCACTGACGCCGGAACCCCGCACCGCCTCCCAGAGCGAGTTGTCCTCGCCCTTCAGCAGGTTGCTGTAGTAGTAGCCGTCGTTGGCGATGGCGTACTCCTGAGCGAGGGCGATGTTGGCCAGGTCCTGCTTGGCGTTGACGTCGCGGGCGTTGTTGATGAGGCTCGGCGCGGTGATCAGCCCTGCGGCGATGAGGATTGCGGATACCGCAATGCTGATCGTCTGCATGATGCTGTTCTCGGCCGCGTCGTCCTCTCTGATGCCGGGAATGATGCTCATGGGTGTCCTAACGTGGTCGCGGTGTGACGTAGCGACTGTAGCGCTCAGGTCCCGCGAGCGTAGAGACGCTCAGAACGTTCGTGCCCCGGAAGGGGGTATGAAGAGCGGCACCACTCGTATCGGGTGTCGGAGTGGTGCCGCTCTTGGATAGTCTAGCCCGCGTAGGTAGCGCTACGGGAGCGAAACGGAACATTTCTCAGATGAGTTGCTCACCCGCGCGACCCCCGATCGGGGAAGAGGCGCCGGGCGAGGACCGCGATGCCAGCCGCTCCGCAGGCAAAGCCGAGCACGATGAGCTGCGCGTGCGGCCAGGGTGCCGGGTGCGCGGAGCCAGTCATGATCGTGGCGATGCCGGAGGCGACGAGGGCGGAACCCACGGCCGGGGACATCTCGCGCACCCGCCGATTCCAGCGGAGCAGCGTGAACACGGGCACCGTCACGGCGGCGGCCGCTAGGATGAGCCACGGCCACCACGGGATCGTGTAGTCGGGCCACCCCTCCCAGGTGTGCATGTACCGCCCCTTGGAGAACCGGTACTCGGAGGGGACGTGCACGTCCTCCGTTCCGCCACGGATCATCGCGTGGACGTTGACCGCGGCCAGCATCAGGAAGCCACCCAGGCCGATGGCCCAGGCCGCAGGCCAGGTCCAGTCCTGCCGCTTCCGGGCTCCTGCTCTCATACTCACGCTTCCTCCTAGTCGCTGAACGCCGTGGTGTCCATCGTGCCCCCGCCGCCGTTGGCTCCGTCCGGTGCCGAGATGAAGCTGCCGTACGTGGCCGCGCTCCAGATGCACTCCGGCAGTTCGAGGTCGTTCGCGTTGGAGCTGACCCGCGTGGACTCGGAGGACCGGAACAGCATCATGCCCGACGCAGACACCGCGCGCAGCAGGTAGGCGTCCTGCCCATCACGGGCAGAGGTGCAGGTGAACGCCTCGTGGTAGGTGACTCCGTCGCTCAGCGTGTAGGCGACCTGACCGTCCGGAGCGCTCCGCACCCGCTCCCACAGCGAGGTATCGCTGCCGTCGTTGACGACGTCCTCGTAGTACCTGCCGTCGTTGGCCATCGCGTACTCCTCGGCGTAGGCGAGGTTGGCGAGGTCCGTCTTGGCGTTGACGTCCCGCGCGTTGTTGATGAGGGACGGAGCGGTGATCAGTCCAGCGGCGATCAGGATGGCAGACACGGCGATGCTGATTGTCTGCATGATCGAGTTCTCGGCGGAGTCGTCGGTGAGGCGTGCGGTGGGGCGTGAGGGCATGGTGCTTCCCTGAGGTAGGCGTTGTCATGTCACCCCGTTTGGGGGACACTTGCACTGTAGCGTCGTCAGTGCAGTTCAACCTGACTCATTTGAGCACGGCTACCACGACCACCAGGAGCGCACGATCACGCTGTCGATGGTGAAGGAACGCTTGGTCACCGGGGACTCCTACAGGAAGATGCCGAAGGTCAGCGGGAACAGGATGAAGATGAACGCCAGGATCGAGGCAGCACGGACCCGGCGCTCACCGGTCAGCGCGAGTCGATGACGGCGCGCATGCCAGACCGCGATGAGCGTGACCGATGCCGCGAGCGTGGGCAGCGACGTCAGTCCACCCCACGTTCGGAACCAGTGGAACAGGACCACCTGGGAGTGCGTGTTGCCGAACTGCGACGGCCCGCCCTGACCCAGCCAGCCGAACATCAGGTTGAGGAGCGCCAGCGCCAGCCAGGCGACGATGCCGACGACGAACCAGCCCCACGTGGTGATGACCAGCGCGAGGGCGATACCGGCGACGGGGTCCGACCGCTGAGCGGGCACCTGGGAGGCCGGAGGACCCGGCGGTGGAGTGAGGCTCCAGGTCATCGCCGCTACCCGCGCTTCTCACGGATCGGCCGGAGGTGCGTCACCACGCCGTCCGCGATGAGCGCCTCGTACCGCTCCCGGTTGTGGTGGGTGCCGTAGTTCCCGTCCGACTCGTAGGAGTGCATCACGTCGGCGATCTGCGTTCCGACGCGGTCGCCCGAGCGGATGCCGGTGATGGCGCACCGGTGCAGCGTCCGGGGGCGGGACACGAAGCGGACGGTGATGGTCACCGCGCCGGTCTCGGAGACCTCGATGCTCTCGTTCCCAGGGCTGTACGCGCCCAGCCACGTCATCGTCTGGAAGTTGACCCCCAGACTGGTGCGGACCAGCGCGTCAGTCAGCTGACTGATCGAGACCGTGTTCAGGACCGGGAGGAGCTGCTCCGACGCCGCGAACTGAACGTGACCGTAGTCCCGCACCTCGGTGACGCGCTGCTCGGTGACGTTCATGCCTGGACCTCCTCGGGCACGGTCATCTTCCGCGCCAACTTGATGTACTTGATCAGCTCGTCCTGGTTGACCGGGCGCTGCCAGGCGTCCCAGCCCACGTGCACCATCGGTGTCCCCAGTGCCGAGAGGTGGGCGCGCTGCGTGGCGTCGTGCGTGTGGCCGTGCACCAGCGTGGTGCCGAGGTCACGGAGGCGCCACTCCGGGTTCCGGTCCGGCTGGTCAGCGTGAGCGCGGCGCGGGTTGTCTCCGTCGTACGGGAAGTGTGACAGGTAGAACTCCAGCTCCGCACCGCGGTGGACCCGGCGGCCGAACGGCTGGATCGAGTCGAACGTGGAGGTCCACCGCTCCTGGCGCAGCGCGCCCGCCGACGTTGAGTGCATCGGGTGGACGGGGTCGTGGTTGCCCGAAACCAGGTGCTTGATGCCGGGGATCGTCCGCAGCTGCTCCAGCGCACGGTCGAAGCCGCCGGTGGCGATGTCGCCCAGCACGTAGAGGGTGTCCTGCTTGCGGACGCACCCGCGCAGCGATCCGATCACCTCGGCGTCGTGCGCCTCGATGTCGGCGGAGCCGTCCTTGCGGGCGAAGCCCCGGCTGAGTGCGGCACGCTCGTGGCCGAGGTGCACGTCCGAGGTGTACCAGACGGTGCTCACAGCTTGTCACCGAACTGGGGGTACTCCGCGCGGGCGCGCGCCTTCATGCGGGCCTCCACGACCGGAGCCGCGGCGGAGACGACACGGGTCATCCTGTCGAGGTCGTCCATCATCTTGTCGACCTCCTGCTTGGCGCGCTGGTGGTCCAGGAACGAGCCGCGGAAGGCGCCCTCACGTCGTGCGCCCTTGCGTGCCTTGCCCATGATGAACTCCTCGGTTCGGTAGCTGACTACTACTAGTCTAGCGTACGGAGAAGCGCCCCGCGACCGAGATGATCGCGGGGCGCTTCCGTGGGGGTGAAGGCTACTTGATCGTGCCCACGTACACCGTGGCGTCACCGTCAGCGTTGCTGCCGACCGCGACCGTCTTGGTGCCCGCCGCGTTGATCGCCACGTCCGTGATCGGGATGTTGACGTTCGGCTGGTTGCTGGTCCAGGTCACGCCGGAGTCCGTGGAGACCATGTACTTCCCGTCCGTGCTCGCTGCTGCGAGCGTGACTCCATCGTAGGTGACCACGTGCTTCCAGCGGACGTTGTCACCGGCAGGCTTGATCTGGGACCACGTGGCACCGGCGTCCTGCGTCTGCCAGATGCTACCGTCCTCTGTGGCGGCATACGCCCACTTCGGAGAGACGTATGTGCTACCGACCCAGGCCCCGCCGTTGTTGCTCACGGAGATCGAGACCACCTTGGAGCCGTTGAAGTCCGGCGTGTACGTCGGGGTGAAGGAACCGCCGATGTACACGTTCAGCCCACCCTTGCCGCTGCCGGTGAGGACGACGCCCCCGTTGCTCAGCGTCGCGATTGCCGTCATGCCGGTTGCGTCGTACGACTGCTGCTGACCCTCCATCTGCGTGTTGCCCCACCCGCTGGGGATGGTGTACTTGTAGGCCCGATTCTTCGTGTCGGTCGCGTAGAGGTACCCGTCAACACCGTAGTGGATGCTGTTCCAGGTCGACTGCTTGACCGCCGTGCTGCCCGTCGTGTTCAGCGAGGCGGTGCTGGTACCGGTCACGCTGCCGTACGACCAGTTGGAGACGTTGATCGGGAACATGCCCGAGGCGCTGGAGCAGGTGTAGGCGAACGAGTTGTTGCTGGCGGCCACCATGATGTTGCCGGTGTAGTAGGTACCGCATGCCGCGTTGTCCCCGATGGTGCCCGGATTCCAGGTCGTGCCACCGTCGAACGTCGCCGCGGTGAAGCCGTCCGCGTCGGAACCGAGCACGATCGTGTTGCCATCCGGGGACACCGCAACGTCGGACCACGGGTGCTTGGTCGGCGGCTGAACCGCGGCTGCGCCCCAGTTCGCCACGTCGGAGTCGCTCACCTTCATGGTGAAGTCCTGCTCTGCCGGAGCAGACTTGACGTTGGCTGCGAGGAGCCGGAACGTGAAGGTCCCCACCTTGGTCGGCTTGCCGGTGATCTCGCCGTCGTCCTCAACGGCCAGCCCGTTGGGCACGGTGCCGCTCTTGACCGAGATCGTGGCGGGGTCGGATGCGGGTGCGTTCTCGACCGCGATCGTCTTGGCATACCGTGCCGCCAGCAGGGTCGTCCCCAGGTTGCCATCGGTTCCGAATGCGAGGGGGTCGTTCTGGCCCGCCTCGAAGCCATCCAGCCCGTCCTGAGCGGTGATGCAGTCGGCAACGGTGAGGTCGCTCACCTTGGTGCTCGATCGGGTGCTGTCGGAGGAGCGCATCCAGACCTTACCGGAGCCGCTCACGGCACGCATCAGGTAGTGCCAGTCACCATCGGCGTCCTTGCAGGTGAGCGCCTTCTGACCGGTGGTGGTGCCGGAGAGGGTGTACGCCACCGAGCCAGCAGGGCGGTCGGCCGCTGCCGAGACCCCGGAGCCGCGCGCCTTGTACCAGAGCGAGTCGTCGCCGTCGCCCTTGAGCACCTTGGCGTAGTACTGACCGTCGTTCGCGAGGGCGTACTCCTGAGCCATTGCCAGGTTCGCGAGGTCAGAGCGGGCGTTGACGTCGCGGGCGTTGTTGATGAGTGATGGAGCGGTGATCAGCCCTGCCGCGATCAGGATTGCGGAGACCGCAATCGAGATCGTCTGCATGATGCTGTTCTCACCGGCATCCGCCTGGAGGCGGTCCCGGAAATACATGACGTGTCCCCTGTCGTGGTTGTACGGTGATCAGTCGGAGAATCGTTGCGCGACCCTCCCCGTGCTTTACTGTAGCGCGAGTTGTACTCCAAAATGGGGACAACTCAGAGCAAAAGCGCCTCGTGCGGAGCCCCTAGCTGCCCCGCTGCGGAGCAGAAGTGTCGCTGCGAAGCGCGCTACGCCGACGTGCTGTACGGCGCCTGAGGGGCCGCCAGGTCCCCGTCCGGCGCCTGCTTGTCGTGGTGCGCGAGCGAGAGCCGGGACACGACGATCACCATGATGATGAACATGACGGTAGCCATGAGCACGAAGTAGTTGCCCAGCTTGCGGGCACCCTCCATTCGCCCGCGCATGCGCTGCGCGTAGGCGAACTCCTCCTCATCGATCTCCGCGTCGTCGTCCTGGTGGAGCCGCCTGTTGAACAGCTCGTTGAAGATGTTGAAGCCGTGGAACCCGACGGCGACGAACACCAGCGCCATGCCCAGCCCGAGCAGCGCGTACACGAGCGTATCGATGTCGCCCGCCCCGCTCACGCCGACCTCGCGATGTTCCGGGTGCCACCCTGCGGCTTCTTGCGCAGCGGGAACCAGGTCGGGTTGCCGTCACGGTCCCTGCCGCGCGGAGACGGCATGTCGTCGCCACTCTTGCGGGTGTCGGGGTTGGCCCACTCCATGAAGTCGAGGTAGGCGTCCATGTCGCCGGTGACGGACCACTCTCCGGGGAGCAGCTTGGTCAGCTTGGAGCTGTACCGCGCCGACACGAACCGGTGGTCGAGGACGACGATGCCGCCGTGGTCGCTCACCGAGCGGATGAGGCGTCCCGTGCCCTGTGCCAGCATGACCGCGGCGAAGTCCACGTCCACCTCCATGAACGGTGCGGACTTGTCCCCCGGCTTGCGCCGCGACACGAACTCGCGGCGGGCCTGAAAGAGGGCGTCGTCCTGCGGGGGGAACATCATCTTGTCGATGATCACCTGGATGAGCGGGTCGCCGGGCACGTCCACGCCCTCCCAGAACGTGCGCGTGCCGATGAGCACGGCGCGCTTGGTGGTCTTGAAGGCGTCGATCAACTCCAGCTTGGACATGTCGCCCTGCTTGAAGATGGTGAAGCCCTTCTTGCCCAGCTCCTTGACGGCCCGCTCGTGGAACTCGTTCATGTTGCGGACGGACGTGGTGAGGAACATGGTGCGGCCGTCGGCCACCTCGATGCACTCGGCCGCGATCTCCCAGGCCTCGGGGAGCCAGTTGCCCGCGTTGACCGAGGGCAGGTCGCGGGGCACCAGGACGCGGACCTTCTTGGGGTCGAAGGGCGACTCCACATCGAGGTAGTGCGGGTCACGCATCCCGACGACGACCGGCGTGTTCTTGGTGATCGTGCCCGAGGACAGGGTCACCACGGACCGGTTGTTCTCGGGGTCGTCCTTGACGGCGTAGGGCTGGTCCTGCCGCATCGACTGGGTCAGCTCCTCGCGGAAGAAGGACACGTCGATCGGCACGGTCTGGAGGATCAGGTCGTCCTCGCCCTTGACGGTGAGGCTGTTGTAGTGCTCCACCTTCTTGCGGCCCTCTTCGCGCTTGCCCTGGTTCACCTTGGCCGCGGTGCTGACCACGGTGTCCATCAGCTCGCCCAGCTGGTACAGCATACCGGCGACCACCTTGGGGATGCCGGACTGGGTCAGCTTCTGATCCGAGGGGTGCTCCCGCTCGTGCTTGGCCGCGGTGATGGTGACGCGGTTGACGAAGTGGGACACCTGGATGGCGAGCCGGTTCAGCTCCTCGTTCAGCTGCTGGCGGTACTCCGTGTTGGTGAGGTCCTTGTCATCGATGATCGCGTCGCAGCGCTCCTCGGCGTGCTCGATGAGTCGCTCGATCTCCTCGAAGGTCTCCTTCTTGGCGTCGGTGGAGTAGCGCTTGGTGAGCCGCTTGTTGATGTCGGCGGCTTCCTTCTTGATCACGCCGAAGTCCAGCTCCACCGAGTAGGCGTCACTGATGATCTGGAAGAGGTGGTGCGCCTCGTCCACGATCACCATGCCGACGCCCTTGAGGATCGACGGCTTCATCGCGCCGCCCATCGGGCTGTTCGCCCGCATGATCTCGTACACCAGGAGAGTGGTGTTCATCACCACGATCTGAGACGCCATGTTGTGGGCGTACGCCGCGCGGTAGATGCACTCCGAGGTGGCTGCCACCTGGCAGGGCACGTCCGGGTACTCGCCGTCACCCAGTTCGACCTCGTCGCCGAACGCGCCGTCCTCGGCACCCTCCGGCTTCTCCATCCACGGCAGCGACTTGCCCGCGCACCGCTTCGAGCCGCGGATCGCGTTGCGGGTGTCGGGGCTGAGGCTGCCCAGGAGGTGCTCGGCGTCGAACTCCAGCGAGTTGCCGGTCGCCTTGGCGTCCTCGGCCCGCGCCCTGATCTGCTTGAGGATCGCGGTGTCCGAGTCGTCCGGAACCACGTCGAAGTCCGCGAACAGGTTGTTGTCCTCGTCCTTGGTGGTGCCGTTCAGGATGGCGTTGACCGAGGAGAGGCAGGGGTAGTTGGACTTGCCCTTGAGCATGCCGAAGGTCAGCTTGAACCCGTACAGCGCCATGAGGTCGTCTGCCAGCTTGGGCAGCTCCTCCTGCATGATCTGGTCCTGGAGGCCCTTGGTCGAGGTCGAGATGACCACGCGCATCCGGTGCGCGATGCAGGCGATCAGGTAGGCGAGGGTCTTGCCGGTGCCGACGGGCGCGTTGACAGCGATGTCGATGGTGTCCCAGGGGTTGACCGACTCCAGGATCGCTCCGTTGATGATCTCCACCATCTGGAACTGGCCTAGGCGCTTCATCCAGCCGCGGTGCTCCAGCACCTCGGTCATCAGGCGCTCGGCGTCGCGGGGGAGGCGCGAGGTGTCCGGCGGAACGTAGGAGTACGCCTCGCCGGAGTCGAGGTTGGCGACGGTCTCCTTCATCGCGCTGGCGACCTTGGCCCGGGCCGCGGCGTCGATCTCCGCGTCCGAGGCGTCCACGCCGCTGGCGAGCGCATCGAGCATCCGCTGCTGGGCGGGGTCGATGTCGCCCTGCTCACGAAGGATCGCGGCGAATGAGCCACCCGGGTCAGAGGTGAACTTGGTGCCGGCGACGCTGAACTCGGTCTCGTCGGTGGGGGTCGCGTCAACCGTCTCGGTGTTGCCGCTCTTGGAGGCCTTCTTGGCCTTCTTGTCCTTCGCCATTGCGCTCCATTACCATGTGACTGGCCGCCCATCGGGCGATTCGGATGATCTGATTCTGCGTTACGCTGACTAGTCTATCCGAGCCGGAGAGCATGTCAACGTAGTTGTGGCCGCGCGAGCGATACCGCTCCACGGCCGTGATGACGACCCAGTGGCTGCCGGGTACGGAGAGGTCGGGGACGTACGAGATGAGGTCGCCCTCGCGCACGCTACCCGCGTGGACGGTGAGCAACTTCATGCCCTCGGGCAGTGCGCCGCGCCGCGTGCGGATCGAGGTGACGGTGCGGGGTCCGACGTCCGTGGTGAGCAGCGAGCGTGCGCCCTCACCCAGGGCTCCGGTCAGGACCGCAACGTGGTGCTCGCTGAGCGTCACGTCACCCTGATCGAAGAGGTCGAGGAGGTGGTAGTCCACACCCGACCGGAAGGCGAGCTGTTGAAGGTCGGTAACGGAGCCGTGCTCCGCCACGTGATCCCTGAGTGCGCCCACCGGCCCTACGCGGCCAGCCCGATCTTGGCGGCCTTGCGCGTGGCGACCTCGGCGATGATCCGGTCCTGGACCGAGGACTCGAAGCCGATGATGGTAGCGGGGTGCATGCCCTTGTACTCGGAGGTCGGCATGGGGTGGCCCTCGTCGCTGAGTACCAGCTTGCCGTTGCGGTCCTTGACCAGGAGGCCCTCTTCCATGGACTTGCGTCCGCGCTCGTAGGAGCGACGGAGGTTCTGGAACTGGCCGTCGATCTTGCCGCGGGCGCCGGGACCCCATCCGCCCCAGACGGCGTCCGAGTAGTCCTTGGTGTCGAGGGCCTTGGTGAGGCACTGCACGCGGAACGGGCACTTGGCGCATTCGCGCTTGGCCATCATCATGTTGATGTCCGCGAGGATGAAGTCCCGCTTGTACGCCATGCTGTCCTCGCCGCCGGGGTACTCGTCCTCGTCGGGGAACTCGGGCCAGAAGATGTCGATGTTCTCGACGGTGCCGTCGGAGCAGCGCGTCTGCGTCTGGCTGTCCTCGGGGATGTACTGGGAGGAGTTCGTCATCCTGGCGAAGAGCCAGGTCATGAACACCAGTTCGCCCTCCTGGGCGGCGATCCGGTTGTTCACCTCGGTGTCGTACTGCTTGAGTTCGGCTGGGACCTCGGGGAGCGCGTCATCGATGACGCCTCCGAAGAGGTCGAAGTCGCCCCCGGCACCCTCGGTGACCTCGACGGCGTTGGTCTCGGCGTTGCGGATGCCCAGGCTGACTGCGACAGAAGACATGTGGTTACTCGACCCTCGATCTAAGGCGCGGCTCTCGACCTGCCGCGCGACTAGTACGAGTCTAGTAGACTGCTGCTACTGCTGTCTAGCGCGAAACGCTACGGACTGATCACGCGGGCAATTGCGCGTCTGATCTCGCCTTTCTTGGAACGAGAATGACCCCGTACGGTCGTCCGTAGTGGGGACCGTACGGGGTACAAATCGACAGGTGTCAGCACCGTCAGGCGCTGAGTGGCCCCCGTATTGGGCGCATCGGGCGACCCGCCGTGATGCGGGTGATGCGCCCGATACCGCCCCAGACGTGCCACTGAGCCCACGCTGCAGCGAATGCGGGCACGAGGGCTCCGCTGAGGGCCGACGCGACGCGGTAGTCGATCCCCGTGGGGTTGAGCAGGGTCAGCATGAGGGCCTGCGGCACCACTGCCACGATGATCGCCTGGATCATGGGCGCGATGAGCAGGTGGGGCTTGCGGCTGAGCCGGTAGCGGATGCGCCCCTTGAAGGAGCGGTCCCGCTTGGACTTGTCCGTGGCGTCCGGGTCGATGAACTCGGCGTACTGCGCGGTGTACAGGTAGGAGAGGCCCCGCGACACGGCGACGACCAGCACCAGGAAGGCGTAGGTCCACCAGAACGTGCGGCTGTCGGTGCCGTAGCCGGTCATCTGAACCAGGAGGATCAGGCCGACACCCACCAGCGTGGTCGAGGCGAGGCGGGTGAGGGTCCGGTCCCGGAACACCCAGCGCAGGGACTCCGTGAACGTGGACCCCGCGAGGAGGGCGCGCGCCGAGCCGAGGATGACGGTGTACCCGAACACGAGCATCGCGATCATGCCCAGCAGGAACCCGGTGAAGGTGACGTCATCCGACACCAGCCCACCCAGCGCGAGGGTGGAGCCCGCGTTGAGTGCGGCGCTGACACCCAGCCAGGGGAGCCAGCCCCAGCGGTGGGCACCCGGCACGGCGGAGGGCTTCCGACGTGGGCGGGCGGAGCGGCCCGATGACCGCTCCGCCTCGCGCTCCGCGTCCAGGAGAGCCTGGCGCGCCGGGTTGCCGGACCGGCTCACTCGCCCGGCCAGGTTGCCACGAGGCCCCCGACCCAGTCCGTGAAGCGACGGGCGTCGACCTTGGCACCCTCGTCCAGGGTGATCAGCGCGGTGCCCAGCGGCATGACGATGTCGCCCGCGGCGGCGTTCCGCTTGACGTCGAGCTGCTTGTCGTCGGGAAGGACGGCGTTGGCGAAGGTGATCGCGGACTGCACCGCGGCGGGGTCGGCGTCACCGAAGATGCCGACGAGCGCGATGCCCCGGACGAAGTCCAGCTTACCGTCCCAGGCGTCGTAGGCGAGCTGCGTGAACAGGCGGAACCCGGCGACGTCCGTGGGGAACGTGGACAGCGCGGTCGCGGCCCGGAGACCGTCCACGTCGCGGTCCGGGAAGCCCAGCGCGGTGATGTACCGCTCGCGGTCGTGCTCCTCGGCCTCCTCGAAGGAGTTGGTGAACTCGATGATCTTGGCCACGTCGGCGACGGAGTACATCGGCTCGGCGGAGCGCTGGATCGACGGGCGGGGGCGACGACGCTTGGCCTTGGGCGCGGGGGCCGAGGTCGGTTCCGGCTCCTGGTTGTCGCCCTGCTGGCCCTGGTCGCCGAACAGCTCGCCGTTGATGTTGGCGTCCTCGACGGGCGGGGTGAAGGTGTCGCTCACGTGTGCTCTCCTGGTTCTTCGTTGCGTAGTTCTAGTGTACTAGTCGGTTCGCTGTCTAGCTGACCTTTTCGGCGTACTCGTCCGCGTCCTGCGGAAGGACGCCAAGGGTCTCCAGGATGCGGGCGAACCCGGCCAGCTTGCTGTAGGCGTACCAGCGCCCCGGATCGGCCCAGCCGGAACCGTCCGGGTTGTTGACCTCGCGGCGGGGCGAGATGACGATGGGGATGACGCGGTCCTCGAAGGAGTAGTGCTCCAGCCACGCCCGCTCCCGGAACGCCTTGATCCTGCCGACGCTGTTGGTGAAGATGAGACGGACGGTCCAGTTGATGCGGGGCCGCTTCATCCCGGGCGCGATCAGCGCGGGGGTGAAGTCCATCACCGTCTCGGCGTGGCACAGACTGGGCACGTCCGCGAGGGTGAACGCGGCTCCGTACGCCTCGATGAGGTGCTCGGCCGTCACCAGTCCGTGCCACTGCCCGATGCTGCTCCAGCCCTTGCCGTCTGCCTTGTAGCAGAGGAGCCAGTAGGGCTTGCCAGCGTTGGCGGCCTTCCACTCGGCGTTGGTGAGCAGCTCAGACACGGGCGGGTTGGCGTAGTTCTTGACCTCGATCGCGGTGAACGGCCCGTGCACGTCGCCCTCGTCGTTGGCACCCTTGGAGGGCTGCCGCGCGAAGGGGAGGCCCTGGATGTCCCAGTCGTTCCGACCCGAGTTCGGATCGATGCGCACCGTGTTCTCCCGGTACAGGAAGGGCAGGACGGCATCCTCGACCTCGTCCACCACGTCCCAGTCGGGGTGGTGGTCGTACTGGTCCGGGGTCAGCACCTGGGGGTACCGATCGGATGCCGCGTCCGGGTACCTCAGCTCGTAGCCGGTGGTCTCCACGATGACGGCGGTGTGATCCACCGACACGGCCTTGAACCACACGTTCATGTACTCCGCGACCGCGGTCTCCGCGAAGGTGCCCTTCGCCCTGGCCTTGCTCATTCACTACTCCAGCTTGTGGAAGGTGAAGCCCTGCCCGGTCTCGTCGGTCGCCTTGTCCAGGCCCAGCGCCTGGGCCGTGTTCGCCTGCTGAGCGCGGACCTCGCCGCGACCGCGACGCCGACTGAGCACCTGTGACCGCGACGCGATCTTGGTCCGCTCCTTCGGCTTCCCGGTGAGGATCACCTCGGGGACGATCTCTTCGGCCCCTTGGATGAATTGTAGCCCGCTCCACTCGGAGAGCAGCAGTTTCGCACGCTCGATAGCCGTCTTGCTGGCGGAGGCGCGGGGCTCAACCCACTCGTTGCGGTTGTCCTCCATCTTGTCCGCGACGGAAGCGACCGGCAGCACCTCGATGCCCTCGGTCGAGACCAGCACGCCGCGTGCCAGGAGGGGTGCCGACATGACGGCGTACGTGGCCTGACCCCGGTACCAGACGACCCAGTCCCAGTTGTCCTCGTCCACCTTGGCGTCCTCGAGGGCGTCCAGGACGAGGTCGGTCGCGGCAGCACCGCGCTCCCGCACCCGGACGGCGAACAGGGCGCGCGGCTGGGGAGTGGGTTCAAGCGGCTCTGCGACCGCTGCCGCGGCTGCCTCGAGGGCCTCGGCGCGTGCCGTGCCCAGCTGAGACCGGGCCATCAGGCGCGCTCGCTGATCGCGTCGAGGAAGACGGACTGAAGGCGGTCGGCCTCGGCCGGGGCGATGCCCTGGCGCTCGGCGTACACCTTGAACGCGGTGACGGGGTCCACGTCCAGCGCGAGTGCAGCGTCCCGGCGCCCGCCCTCGATGCGCTCCTTGGGCTGGCGAATGATCGAGGGCGTGACGCCCTTCTTGGCCAGCTCCTTCAGCGCCTTGCCGAAGCCCTTGGGCTCCTCGTCGTGGTCGATGATGAAGCGGACGAGGTCGCCGGGGCGTGCCTCCTCCGCGATGACCTTGGCGCTGAGACCGGAGTCCCCGGTCAGGTCGGCCTGGATCATCTCGCGGACGTCCAGGCGGTGGAACGTCAGGTCGGCGCGGCCCTTGGCGTCGAACCGGATCACGTCCACGCCCTTGGCGTCGTTGCGCTCACCGAAGGAGACCTTGTAGGGGGAGCCGACGTAGCCGGTCTTGTCCGAGAGCTGCTGGCGCTTGTGGATGTGCCCCAGGCGAGCGATGGCCCACGGCCCGGCGTCGATCAGGCTGGTGGGCACCGACGCCTCGAGGGTCGTCGTCACCATCGTCAGCTCCGAGGAGCGACGCCCGGAGTCGAAGGTGGCCTCGTCCACGACGATGTGCGAGGCGAACATGGACGGGCCGGAGCCCGTGATCTGCTCGCCCAGGCGCTCGATGGTGTTGCCCAGGTTCATCGAGGTCTCGTTCAGCTTGGCGACGCCAGCGACCCGCGACCAGGGCACGAGGGCGAACTGCACGCCCTCGTGCTCGAACACCTCCGGCTCGGAGGCGACGTGCAGGACGTTGCGGTGCTCGGACAGGTACGCCTCGACGGGCGTCCGGTGCGTGGAGAACACGGCCTGCTGCTCGTGGTTCCCGGGGACGATGACCGCCTTGGCCGTCTCCAGCCGGTCGAGCGCCTCGGTTGTCAGCTTGACGGCCTCGGCCTTGGGTCGCCCCGTGTGGTAGGTGTCGCCCGCGATGACCACGTAGTCGGCGGAGGTCTCGTTGGCGAGGTCAACGATCGCGTTCAGCTGGCGGAAGGACTCCGTCCAGTTGCTGTGGCGGTTGTTCTCCGCGTCCCACCCGCCCACGGCTTCCGCGTCGACGTGGAGGTCCGCGGCCGCGATGATTACCGGCTCTGATGCCATGTGAATGCTCGACCCTTCTTTGCTCTCTACGGCTAGTCTAGTCGCTGGATGAGCGCGTCGAGGGCTCCACAATCAGGAGCGGTCGGCCTGCACGATCCGCGCACGCACCAGACCGCCCAGGATGGCGTCCGTCCTGTTGAGCCAGACGCGCACCTCGTGCTCGGCCTCGGGGGTGGTGCAGTACTGCTGCGCCCCCTCCGGGAAGATGGAGCGCAGGATGGCGTGACCCAGGCCCGAGGTGGCACCGTCAGCGAACGCCGCGACTGCAGCGTCCAGGTCGCCCTGAACCGGCTGACCCTGACGGGGTGCGGAGGGGGTGCGCCGGACCGGGACCGCCTTGACCGTGCCCCGCTTCAGCCGGGTCGTGCTGATGTAGGCGAGGCCGTGACCCTCGATCAGCGCGATCTCCGAGTTGACGCGCAGCTCGCTGATCGCGGCGCCGACCTCCTTGGCGCTCAGGTGGAGGGCGGCCATGATCTCGAACCGCGTCCTGATCTGGAAGGGGGTCGTGTTGAGGAAGTCGAGGACGCGCTGAGCCGTGGCTCCGGTCGCCCAGTTCTGACGGTGCTTGCGCCGCTTGGGCTGGTCCACCATGTCCTTGGGGAGCGGAGCGGGGTGCCCGCCGAAGAGGTCGTCCTCCGGGCCGAGACCCAGCGCCTTGCGCACGATCTCCAGCTCCTTGTTGTTCGCGCCCCGCGCCTCGGACCGCTGCTGAAGCAGGATGGCGTGCCGCCCGTTGGGGCTGAGGAAGAGGAGACCGGGCGTGCCCATGTGGGTCCGCTCGATGGTGTTCATCCCGAAGCCGCGCTCCACGAGGTAGTCGATCAGGTCGGCCTGGGTGTGCGTGGACGAGGACAGCGTCTTGTCGTTCTTGGTCCGGCGCGCGGAGGTCGTCGCGGACATCGGCCCGAACACGTACTGCTTGGGCCGGATGCGGTGGATCACCTCCAGGAGGTGCAGGTTGGAGAGGACGCCGCCCAGCTGCTTGCGACGCGAGGGGAGCAGGTCCAGGGTGCGGGCCAGTTCCTCCTCACCCCACACGGTGCCGCCCTCGGCGCGGTGCATCACGGAGTAGGCGTCCCGGGCGAGGTCGGACGCCTCGTAGTCGGGGTCGTCGCGGTGGTCGGGCGTGGAACCGTTCACGGTGTGTTCCTCTCGGGGGTCCGCGGACGCGGCAGTGAGTGATGTGACCGTCCAGAACTGGCTGGGGGTCAGGCCGATGATCCGGGCCGCCGAGGCGACCGCGATCTCGTTGGCGGGTTCGTCGTTCCGCTGTCGGGTGAACGCCAGCACCGGCGTCTTGCCGGGGAACTCCCAGGTCTCCACGATCCGGCGTCCGTCCTGGTGCCGGTCGATGTACTGGTAGCCCAGCTCCTTGATGCGCCGCGTGAAGGCGGAGTACGTGTACCCGCCGTTCAGCTCCTCGATGTCGAACAGGGACCCCTGTGCCAGCTGTTCAGCCGTACCCGTCTGCATGCTCTCGACCCTCCGATGAATGACGCGAAGGCGGGCGCTGACGCGCGCTCCTCTTCGCTTATCTGAGAGTCTATCGCCAGGCTACGACATTGACGGCGCGCCCGGTACCGTGCTCCTCAGGCGCTCCGCGCTGACCCCTCAGGGACCCGCTCACGCGTCAGGAGAGCGCCGACATGGCGTTCTACGTCCTGACCACGAGGCGCCGCAGCGGGGCGTCTGTCACCGGCCGAGTGCGGCGTCCAGCGTCGCGGGCCACGCCCCGCACGATGCATCGAACTGAGTGCCGAAGTTGGTGATCGCCTTGCCGTCGCCGTCCTGCGCCGTCGGGCTTGCGGGCCAGCCGTCCTTGAGCGGAACTCCGACCACGGTCTCACCGGAGATGTCCTTGGACTGCGCGTACCAGAGGGTGTCGGCTCCGTCCGAGGGCTGCAGGAACGCCTGGAAGCACCACCCGTTCATCAGGTCGCCGCCCGTGACGAGGTGGATGCCCCGGCAGGCGTTGATGTAGTCGGTGTCGCTGGCGCCGTTCCGCGGACCGCAGGAGCCGAGGTCGATGTTCTTGCCGTTCGCGCCCGTCTTGATGAGGTCGCTGAGGCTGTCGGTGTACGCGCCCCGCTTGGCGATGTAGGACTGCTCCGAGGTCACGATGGCCTGCACCGTGCTCGCCCCCGACGCGTTGCGTGCGGCGTTGATCATCGACGGCGCGCCGATGCTGCCTGCCGCGATCAGCAGCGCAGAGACCGCGATGGAGATCGTCTGCATGATGCTGTTCTCGGCAGCGTCATGCGTGACGAGGGCGCGGATCGGGCTCATCGGGGCTTCCTTCTGTACGGGGTCTACGGAGAGTGTACTACGCGGCACTGCCAGCACCCACACTCTGCTTCGCCTCGGCGTCCACCTTGTCCCGCGTGGGTCGCCGGTCATCGATGGCCTGAGCCAGCCCCGCACCGATCCGGGAGTCCCACGCGTTGAACACCGCGGTGGAGGGGTCCGGGATGAACAGCTCGGGGTGCGACACGCCGCCCGAGCCGACGACCACGTTGCCCTTGGTGGGGAGCGCCCTGATCGTGTCCAGGATGTCGTTGGGCTCGTTGTTGTCGGGGTCGCCGTCCTTGACCCAGAAGCCGCGGAAGCTGCGGAACGTGCCGTTCTGCTTGATCATCCCCACGCCCTTGGTCTTGATCTGCTCCAGCCCGTTCTCCCCGATCACGATGCGCGAGGCGAGGTCGTTCTGGCACTTCAGTCCGATCCGGTTCATCTGGTTGCGGATGACCGAGGGGATGGAGGCGTTCGTGGGGTACTGGGTCAGGCAGACCAGGTAGATGCCCGCGGATCGTGACTTACGGGCGATCTCGGCGGTCGCCGCCAGGAGGCGTCCCTGCTCCATGCGCTCCTCCTTGCCCGCGGCGTCCGCGAACAGCGTCGCGCACTCCTCCAGGATGATGAAGAGGTAGGGCATGTAGAGGGGGTGGTCCTCGAGGGGCGTGCCGTTCTGAGCGGACTCGCTCTTGGCGATCTCCCGCGACTTGGCCAGCTTCTTGGGCTGCTTCGGGTGGCTGGTGAACACCTTGTTGCGCCGTTCCATCTCGGCGACGGCGTCCTCCATCAGGTTGGCGGCGTTCGTCATGAACTGGTCGTCCGGCGTCCACGAGTCCACGAAGCGCCGCACCACGTCCACGTCGCGGTACACCTGCATCTCGTTCTTGGGTTCGATCATCCACATGATCGCCTCGCTGGGCGCGTTGTTGTACGCCAGCTGGAGGATCATGGAGGACGAGACCACGGAGTTGTGGGTGGCGACGAGGCCCTTGCCCGCGCGGTAGGTGTGCGTGGGGCTGTCCACGGAGATGCACCGCACGCGGACCGGCACCCGCTCGTTGTCCTCACCGAAGACCTCACGGACCGAGGTGATGTACCGGTGAGCCATGTGCGAGTCGTGGTCCCGGAACTCGGTGTCCGAGGCTGCCAGCCCCGAGGTACCGCCGATGCCGCGGAACGGAATCGCGTAGAGGAACGGATCGGCCTCGAACTCCTCCTCGTCCTCGAACAGGTCCTCGTAGGAGACGAACGACCGCGCGATCTCGGCGCTGGTGAGGACGGTCAGCTCCGGGGACACCGACTCGATGTCCTGCTCCCGCTCGGCGTGCGCGTTGGCGAGGTGCCGGATGACGCCCTCGACCCGGTACAGGGGCACGGGCTCCGACACCCGGAGCGTGATACCCTCGACCTCGTCCAGGCCCAGCTGCGGGAACCGCCACTGGCTGGTGTTGACGAGGCGGGCGTCCGCGATCACCGCGGAGATGACCTCGGGCTTGTACCCGCTCATGCGGGCGATCTCACCCACGGTGGCGACCCGGATGCCCATCGCGTCGTAGCGGGGACGGCTCAGCGCCTCACGCTCGATGGCGGCGAGCTGCTCCAGGACGGCGTCGTCCTCCTTCAGCTTGGCAGGCGCGTCCAGCACCGAGGTCTTGACGGTGCGGTCGAGGGCCAGCTTGCGGGAGTGGGAGACCTCCTCGGCCTTGCGAATCCACGCCTCGGCCGAGGACGAGGTTCCGTCGGCGTCGATGAAGTACGCCTCCTTGTTCCCCCAGCCCAGCAGGTCACGGGTCTCCGCGGCGTCGCCGGAGCTGAGGTCATTGCTCAGCGTGCGGAGACGCGCGATGGTGAGGGCGAGCTGCGGGTGCGTGAGGGCGTCCAGGCGGGCGTGCTTGCGGAGCGCTGCCACGGTGCTCACGTAGCGGTTCTCGGACATCACGACGGACCACAGGTGGTTGCCCGACGCGCGGATCACCTCGCCGTCATCGAACTCCACGTCGTAGGCGAACTCGGTGTCGTACTCATCGAAGGCCTCCACGACGCGGGTCGCCTTGCCGTTGAGGTCGAACACGATGTCCCCGACCTTGACGTCACCCATGCGGCGCCAGCCGTTGGCCGTGTAGATGGGGGTGTTGACTTCGAGGGCCTTGCCCGAGCCGGACGACCCCGCGATGAGCAGGTGCGGCTCCTCCGAGTCCCAGCTGTACTTGGCGAGGGAGTCGTCGGCGAGGACGCCGCCGTACCAGTCGATCCGTTCCTGACCCGGCGTGCGGCCCGGCATGATCTTGTCCTTGTAGTCGCCGAAGTTGAACACCCGCTTGAGCGGGTCGCTCTTGGAGGCGATCAGCGTGAACCGGGCCTCCTGGCGTGCCTCGTTCTCGATCTTCTCCTGCTCGCTCATACGCCTCGTGTCATCCTCGTCGCCCTGCTCGATCTCCATGAAGAGGTACCCCGACGTGGACATGAGCGGGGACTTCTTGTTGCCGATTGCCTCGAACGGCATGCCGTCGGGCAGCTTGAACACCAGCTTGTCCACGATCTCCGTCGCGGGGCGGCGCTCGACCAGCTTGGGCACCCCGTTGATGCCCCGCAGGTTCTGCGCGTTGAAGTAGTACAGCCAGTCCATCTCATCGATCTGCTTCCGGACCAGCGTCTGCGGGTTGATGAACCGGGTACGCTTGAAGTCGGGGAAGTCACCGATGAAGAGGCTGATCGTGTTCGCGCCGCCGTCGCCCTTGCCCAGCTTGCCGACGCGGACCCACTGCACGTCCAGCGATGTCCGGATGGCCTCCAGGCTGTTGAGGAACGTCTCCAGGTTGGTGTCCTGGGGCGGGTTGACCTTGACCTCGATGATGCGGCGCTCCGACTCGGGCCGGGTGATCATCCCCGTGCTGAGCAGGGTGGGCCACCCCATGCCGCGGATCGTGGCGAGTGCCGGAATGATGCGGGAGCGCACCAGGAACTCGCGCATCCAGTCGTCCACGCCCGCGTCGAGGAAGTGCGGCGGCTCCAGCTCCGTGTGCCAGACGCGGAAGCCCGCCGAGCCGATGGTGCCGGGGACCTCGGCCTCTCCGACGACCTGGCCGATCGGACTGATCGCGCACAGCTCCACGCCGAGGACACCGTTGATGCGGTTCTCCTGACCGCGGTAGTCCGCGAAGGTGGAGTTCGGCGGGAACTGGAAGATGGCCACCTTGACCTGCGGCTCGTACATGCGGGGCTCCTCCAGCACCGGCTCCTCACCGGTCTGGCGCGCCCGGTTGCGTGCGGCACGGTTGGCGCGGGCGACGCGCTGCTCCTCGGTCGCCTGGAACTGCTCCGGCGTGGGCAGCTCCACCTCGTCCATCAGGATGGGCGTCTTGTCCCGGAGGAAGCTGAACACCGAGACCCAGTACTCGCGGCGGGCGTTGCGCTCGGCCCAGCCCTCGTTGTACTTGGCGGTCATCATGCGGGAGGCCGTGATGAGCAGGCCGAAGGCGAGCACCACTACCGCGATGGACGCGGTGATCCAGAGCGCGAGGTGGGTGACGATGCCGATGAGGATGACCAGCATGGCGAGGGAGCCGCCGATGACCGCTGAGCGGGGGATCAGCTCGCGGAGGGGAAGTTCGGCGCGGCTCTTGTGGATCATCACCGCGGGACGCGGCTCCGTCGCGGAGATCGAGTCGGCGTCGCCCTGGATGCGGCGGACGGCGTTGATCAGCTGGAAGAACCCGAAGAACCCGAGCACCGAGAAGGGGTAGATGATCCACCCGCTGATGTGGAGGCCCTGCACGATGGGGTAGTGCGCCTTAGTCAGCAGCGGGTCGAGCAGCCCCAGCGCGAGCGCGCCCAGGAGGGACCAGTACGAGGAGAGCCGTGTCGGAGGCAGCCAGCCCGGCTCCAGGTCGTGGTCACGGTCCAGGCTGGGCGGGCCGAAGCCGAACAGCACCTGGAGGCCCTTGACCTCGTTGAACCGCATCCGGAGCGCCGTGAAGAAGGCGGCCATGCGGTAGGGGAAGGTGTTCGGCGTGTACGTCCCCAGGCGGGGGTCACCGAACTGCCCGATCTGCTTCCACACCCACGACGCCGCGACGAGCAGCCCCAGGGCGACGAAGCCGACGGGGAGGTACAGGATCACGAACAGGAACGCGAGGACCGCGAACGACAGGCCGAGGCCGATCTTGCGCCAAATCTCCCACGGGCCCATGATTCCACTGCCGCGCATTAGGTCTCCTTCTCCGACGCGCGCTGACTCGCGCTCGGGCTTAGTGTACTAGCGAGGGCGCCGCGTTCAGGCAAAGCTGACGGCGACGCTCGCGCCGGTGGGCTGAGGCTCAGACGTCCTCGGTGAGGGCGAGGCCACGGAACTCCGCAACCAGGACGGGCGCGCCCTCGTTGCGGGACCAGCCCAGCAGTTCGTGGGTGGTCAGCAGCAGGTCCGATGCGTCGCGGCGCCCCATGTCGAGTCCGCGCCACCCGGAGCCCGCGTCGTGCTTGCCGAAGCCGCCAACGAAGGCCTCGGTGCCGGGCAGACCCAGCGTGACGATGGTGCCGTCCTGGAGCGCGTTCAGCGCGGCGAGCAGGCGCTCGTGGTCACTGGGGCGACGCTCGGACGTGGCGGTGCGGGTCATCGGGCTTCCTTGCTGGTGGCGAGTGGTGTCCAGGCGGCGACGACGACGTGCAGCGCGCTGCGGTCGCACATCGTGGCGACGTCCAGGCCGGAGTAGGACACGCCGGTGATGACCTCGAGGGCCTTCGGGTGCTCCACCACTCCGCGGTTGTCGACGCCCTGCGTGTTCTGAGCGATCCAGGAGTCCGACAGGTGGGTGCGGAAGTCGCGGGTGAACACCGCCGCGATGGTGCCGTCGCCCGTCTGCAGTGCCACCACCGCGTACGGGCTCAGCGCCCTGAGCGCGTCCCACGTCGCGCGGACGGTTCGCTTGACTGCCATGTCAGTCCTCCTGACCCTCGGGGAGTGCCGCCCAGTGGGGCACCTCGATGCTGGCACCCTGCTCACTCAGCGCGTACAGGAGGTCGTCCGTGTGGCGGCGGTAGGGCTTCATCAGGGTCTCCTTGGTCAGCCCCAGCCAGACGATGGTGCCCTGGTAGTGCTCCCGGATGAAGAGGTTCCGCACGCCCGAGGGCCCGATCTTGGAGATCAGGGTGCCCACCGGTGCGGCGTTCAGCTGCTGACGAATCCGCTCGATGCGGACGCGCTCCGTCTCCGTGGCGCTCATCGGGCGATGGTCAGCTTGGCGTCACCGATGTCGAGGTCCTCAACGTGCATCAGGGCGCCCTCGCGCTCCATCAGCGTAACGATCTCAGCAGACCCAGAGGCCACGAAGGAGCCGGAGCCAATGGACTGCTGCCATTCCCCGTCAAGCTTGATGAACGTCCAGCTCTGCTGTTGTCCATCCAGGGTCACCCTTGAGCCGTGATTCACGCGAACCAGTAGCTGGATGAGTTCCTGCCTGTTCATGTCGTCGTCCTTCCGTGTAGGCGCTTGCTGGGGACCGGCTCCAGGCCGGAGGCTACCGCGCTCGCGTGCGCGATCATCGCTTCGGTGATTGTACGCGGCTCGCGCGCCGGGGCGATGATCCGTGCCGCAGCGGTCGCCATGTCCTCGCGGGACGTGGGCTCCGTGAACGTGACGCACTCCGCGCCGGTGACCGGCTCCAGCGGGTAGGGTCGGACGCGGACGACACGGTAGCCGTGCTCCGTGACCCAGGTGTTCTTGCGGGCGTCCTTCGCCGGTCCGCCGGGGAGCGAGTGCCAGTACACGCCGTCGTACTCCACCGCCGTGCCACCGGCCACGTCCACGAAGCCATCCACCTTGTGGCGCCGGTCCTCGATGTAGGCGTCCCGCTCGACCTCCATGTCCAGGATCATCCCGATCAGGACCATGACGTAGGTCTCGGTCCACGAGGTGTCGTTGGGTCGGAAGCACTGCGGGCAGCGAGCGTTGTCGTGGATGCGTGCGCGGATCGTGGAAGCCCACGCGTGACCCTTGGGGCAGAGCCAGGTGGCATCCTGGAACGACCCTGGCAGGTACGCTTCGAGGTCCAGGTCGCAGTCAGGGTGCAGCTCGGCGGCGACCTCTGGATGGAGCGCGAGCAGTGACTCAGTGGGCCACACCTTCTGGCGGGCGCAGTACGGGCATCGGTGACCGCGACTCAGTGTGGTCACTGTCGCCCACCAGTCATGACCCTCGGCACAGAGCCAGTGAAGGTCTGCAGCCGAACCCTGCTTCAACTTGAGCAGGTCGGCATCGCTGTCAGGGTGCAGCAGCGACACGATCTCTGGGTGCAGCTCTGCCGCAGACTGGCCCGGCTTCGGCAGACGCCTTCGCTCGTCACCGCACTCCTTGCAGGCGGGCCCCATGGTCCTGCGGCTGTTGATGATCGCCCGCGAGTCGGCGTGTCTACCCTCGGGGCACTTGAACCATGCGTACCTGTTGGAGCCAGCCAGGACCTCGTCGGGTCCGAACTCGTTGGCGTCACCCCAGAGTGCAGCAAGCGCTGGATGAGTCGTCGCGAGGCAGTTCTCCGGGGTAACCCTGCCAGGATGACGTCTGCGCCCAAGCGTGACGCTGTGCGGTCCACTCATCGGGCGATGGTCAGCTTGGCATCACCGATGTCGAGGTCCGCGAGGAACTCCGCGATGTCCTCGGTCTCGATGTTCTTGATGTCCTCGTCGGTGCCCTCTGCGTCTACAACGGCATCGAAGCTGATCTTCTTGCGCTTGAGCCGCTTGATGCTGCGGGCGTCCTCGGTGTGCTCGATGATGGAGTAGTGCACCATCGCCTCGTGCGGCTCGAACTGCTCCGAGAGGCGGGCCCAGCAGCGACCGGCCATCTGCACCACCCACGCGGGTACGAAGGGCAGCTCCATCAGGTAGACGTCCTTCGCGGCGGTGAGCGTGTGCCCCTCGCGGGCGGCCATGGAGCAGATGATGAGGCGGGTGTCGTCGTCCTCCTGGAAGAGGCGCTTCGCCTCCTGGATCGAGTCGCCGTCCTGCTCGGAGCCGGAGAGGATCGTCACGGTGCCGTACTGCGCCAGCGCCGGGTGCTCGACCAGCGCGCGGCGGGGCTCCTGGTGGTGCACGAACACGATCAGCTTGCGGCGGGTGGGGTCGTCCGAGACGGGGCCGATGTGCCCGTCGAAGTGCTTGATCTCCAGGGTGCCGTCCATGAACCCGCTGATCCACTCGATCGTGCCGGGAATCTTGCCGAAGGCGAGCGTCTTGCGGAGTTCGGTCAGGCGCATCATGCCCTCGCCGTTCTCCAGCTTTGCGGCGATGATCCGGCGCGCCTCGTTGACGCTGATCTCCTGCTCCATCGCCACAATGGAGGCCTGCTCCATCGCCCAGGTGCGGAACTCCTCCTCCTTCTCGGCGTACTCGTCCAGGAAGTCCTGGCCGGGGTCGATCTTGGCGAGGTGCTCCTGCAGCTCCGGCATCGGGCTCATCACGTCCGACTTGCGACGGCGGATCATCCCGTTCGCGATGAGCATCTTGTTCAGCTCGGTCACGTGGGTGGAGCCCTCGGCGTGCCACTTCTTGTACTTGTCGTAGTGGCCGCCGCAGAAGTAAATCTCGAAGGCCCGCTTGTCCGACAGCTTCGTGGTGATCTTGCGACCCCGCACCCACATCTGCACCTGGTCGGTGCCCAGCTTCCGCTTGGCGTACTCGCCGAAGCGCTGCTCCAGGCCCTGGATGATGAGCAGGGGCCACAGCTCGATGGGGCCGTTGGTGAACGGCGTGCCGGACGCCATGACGATGTAGGGGTGGTCGGTGTTCGCCCGAACCGCGTTGGCGACCTCGATGGCCGCCTTGGTGCGGACCGCCCCCTCGTTCTTGAAGGCGTGGCACTCGTCGGCGACGAACGACCGCGGCTCGGCCTCCAGGATGTCCTCGAGGCGCTTGCCCAGGATGTCGTGGTTGAAGATGAACACGTCCGCGTCCTCGGTGAGGAGCGGGTCCCGCTTCGTGCCGGAGACGATCTGGATGCGGACCTTGGGGTCCCACTTGTGAATCTCCGCGGCGATCTCATCCTTCATGGACTTGGTCACCGAGAAGATGGCGGGGTAGACCTGACCCGGCTTGCCGGTCAGCTTCGTGAGGTAGTCGTCCAGCGAGAGCATCCCGCCAGTGAAGGAGCCGCCCTTGCCGAGGCCCACCTGGTCGGCCAGCTGAGTGGAGCCCTGGTACGCCATCGCGGGGACGGACTCCTTCTGCCACCAGCGGTAGGAGCGGCCGGAGGGGAAGTCCTCGCGGGGGACGATGCCCTTCTCCGCAGCCTCGGCGACGGTCTCGGTCAGCGTGGAGCGCCACGAGCCGCGTCCGTCGAGGTACGCCTTGAGGTCGGACGACGGCGCGATGTCGTAGTCGCCCAGGACCTCCTGGATGTACTCGATGTCGTTGTCCGCGATCTTGACGATCCACCCCTTGATGAGGTGGCTGAAGTAGTACGCGGAGTCCATCTCACCGATGGAGTCGGTCAGCGTCAGCGAGTACGGAGCCTGGATCGCCATGCGGTCCTTGCCGAACAGCCAGGCGACGCGCTCGCCCTTCCACGCCTTACCGGCGGCCCACTTCGCCTCGTTGACCGAGGTGTCCAGCCAGTTCGGCAGCTCGCCGTCCCAGGACTTCAGCTTCTTGATCAGCTTGGGGAGGGAGGTGACCGCGAAGGTCCACTTGTCGATCCGCTTCGACGGTTCGATCAGGAGGTCATCACCCTTGAGGTGCTTGACCAGCCCCTTGTCGCGGACGATGATCTGGTCGGGGTTCCGCCCCGAGACCTGGAGACTTGCTGCCACGTGAATGCCTGCCTGTATGAAGTGGACGCTACTGAGTTCTGGGTCTAGTCTACTAACGGAGGACGCCCCCGCTTGCGATGAGCTGCGCGAAGCGAGGGCGTCCTGATGATGAGGCGCTACGACCGCGGGGTCAGCGCATCAGTGGAGTGTAGGGTGCGGGCGCGCCCTCGTTGATCATCAGGTTTCGCCAGGTCACGGTGTCTGCGGCGTTGGGCGAGCCGTCGTACCAGCGCACGAACACGGAGTTGGTGTCGTCGGGCAGGGCCACCGTCATGCTGACGTGGTGATCTCCGACGGTGTTGGGTACCAGGGGCGCCTCGCGCCGGGCCTCGACCAGGCTGCCGTCTGCCGTGCCGTAGAACACGGCGATGCTGCGGGCGCGCCACCAGTCGGCGTCCGCGTAGGTGGAGGGTGTGTCCACGTGCACGTCGCCCGAGAAGGTGTAGGTGCGCCCGGCCTTCATACCCTGACCCATGCCCTCACCCTGGTCCGTGTACCCGACGAAGGAGTCGAATGAGCCGCCGTCGGGCGTGATGCGAAGCCCGCCGTCCACGACCTTAGAGGTGCCCCAGATCGTCTTGATGGACCCCTTACCCGCGCTGAAGTTCCCGCCGCCGGGCACCATGTTGTAGGGGATCGGCGGAGCCGCGTCCGCGGCGTCGTCGGGCCAGGTCAGACCGACCGGGTACGCGGCGGGAGCGGACTCGGGCCACGGTGTCGGCACCAGGTGTGTCGATGTACCGTCGGAGCCGCGCCAGAACGTGCGCCCGGAGTCGGAGGTGCCGAACAGGGCGAACGCATCGTCGCTCGCCTCGATGCCGATGCGGTCGGTGCTCAGGGTGGCCTTGACGCCCTTCTGAACCAGCAGCGCCGTGACCGCATCGGTGTAGGCGCCAGCGTCCGAGGACCGGTACTCCTCGGCCATCGCCAAGTTGGCGAGGTCGCCCTTGACGTTGACGTCACGAGCGTTGTTGATGAGGGACGGCGCGGTGATGAGCCCTGCCGCGATCAGGATTGCACTGACTGCAATCGAGATCGTCTGCATGATGCTGTTCTCCGCTGCATCATCTCGCGGTGCGCTGAGCTGCATGGGTGCCTTCGGGTTGGCGCGAGGTGGGTGGCCTCGCAGAGAGTGGGGTGACGCGACTAGTCGGGATTGTACTCAGCCGCTGCTTCCGCCTGCGCTCACTTCAGAGCGAAAGCCCCGCCCTCCCGTACGCGCGCGCGTAGTAGAGAGGAGTGGCGATTCTAACCCCTCCAGAGTCGCCCTCCGTGTCGCGGAGGCAGGTCATCCCGCGACTACGATCAGAGAGTCTTACGAACCGAAAGAGGCTACATTGGCAGAGGAATCCCGCGTCCTACCGAGGGCGACCGAGCAGGAGGCCGACGTGCTCGGCACCTGCCTCGCTGAGGGGTCCAGCTGGTTCAACCGCGTCGAGCACCTGGTCGAGGGTGCCACCGAGGTAGCAGAGCTGTTCTTCGATCCCAACCACTACCTCGTGGCGACCGCCATGCAGACGGTGGTCAAGAACCGGGGCGCGCTCAGCGTCGCGTCGGTGACGGACCAGATTCTCAGCGACCCCACCGGCAGCTCCGACCGGCTAGTGCCGGACGTGCAGACCTACCTGGTCAACATGCAGTCCCGTGCATCGATCCGTGGTCTGGAGGAGCTGAGCGAAGCGGTCAACACGCTGAACAACAAGCTGCAGCTCCGCAATCAGATTCGCGGTGCCGAGAGCCTGATCAGCCGCATCTTCGATGAGCAGCCCCACCCCAACGAGGTCGCCGGGGAGATGCGGGAGCTGTCGATGAACGCGGCAGTCTCCGATGACACCCCGTCGTTCGGTGAGGTCATCACCGAGATGGAGGCCCGTGACGGGATGGGTGTGACGCACCGCATCAGCACGGGCATCCACGAACTGGACGGCTACTTCCGAGGCGGCCTGGAGCCGCAGCGTATGTACGTGATCGGCGCCCGCCCCAAGGTGGGCAAGACCACGCTCATGCTCAACATGATCCTCGAGGCGCTCGCCCAGGACAGCGTGGTCATCTTCGCCTCGCTGGAGATCGGTGAGCGCGAGCTGTGGTCGAAGTTGGTCTCGGCTCAGTCGATGGTCGAGCAGCGCCGCATCCAGGACATGCTGGACGCCAAGATCGGCATGGACGACTTCGACCCGGAGGAGCGCGAGTCGATCCGAGAAGCGATGGCCGGGCTGAAGTCCTGCGACCTCTACACGATGTTCGCGGGCAACCTGATGCACGGCGTGGACTCAGTGATCAGCCGGACGATGCGCCTCATGCAGAAGCACAAGGGTCGCCCCATCGTCATCTTCATCGACTACCTGCAGCTGCTCTCGTCGGACACCTTCAACAAGGCCGCCGAGATCGGAAGCATCGGCCGCAAGCTGAAGCTGTTCTCCATCGAGATGAACTGCACCGTGGTCGCCGCCTCGCAGATCAACCGCGCCGGTGCCGAAGAGGGCATGCCCTCGCCGCACAACCTCCGCGACTCCGGCTCCATCGAGCAGGACGCCGACGTGGTGGCGCTGCTCAACCGGCCCGCGCTCCAGGATGAGACCCAGCCCGAGCACATCATGGACTGCTGGGTCGCGCTCAACCGCTACGGCCCGTCCGGCTACGCCAAGATGGCGTACATGCCTCAAATCCAGACCATCCAGAATCTGGACTCCGACGAGGACGACTACGACGAGCGGCGCTCCGAGCGCGGCGGTGGGCGCTCCTCGTTCGATGACGACGACGATGATGAGGGCTTCGACCGCGTGCCCTCGCGTCGCAGTCGGGACGACGATGACGAGGACGAGGCACCGCGCGGTAAGAAGGACAAGAAGCGGAAGCGGCGCCGTGCCTCGGACGCGGCCTCCGACGACTACGACGAGCCGGGCGGGCGGCGCTCCCGTGCCTACGACGACGTGGACGACGACGACCGCTAGCCGATCCAGCAACGCCCCGGACCTCACCAGGAGGTCCGGGGCGTTTTCCGTTTCCGAGGCCGTGATCGGTGATCCTCAGTGCCCCGCTCACGTCCGCTCAGTAGCGGTCGAACGACGACGCGAGCGACCCCTCACGGAGCCGGAGAGGGTCCGTGAGGGGTCGCTGATGTGCGCTCAGGCGGGGGTTACGCCCACTTCACCTTGATACCGAGGGCGTCCGCGATCTTCTCGGCCCGCTTCTCGTTGATGTCGTACCGGACGTCCGACTCACCCCGGGAGTCGTCCAGGCGGATGACCACCGCGGTGTCGCCCTGGCCGTACTTGTTCAGGCGCGCGATGAGGTCGTTGACCTGTGCCTGCGACTTCAGCTTGAACGTGACCGTCCGGGTCGCGACGGCGGTGGAGGACTTGACCAGCCCCGTGTCGCGCCCGGTGTCGGAGTCCTCGCGGCGACGGCGACGCTCACGGTCGGCACCGGCACGAACACCGGCACGGCGCGCGTAGCGCTGTCCGCCCTCCTCGTCGTCTCCCCCGCGACCGGCACGGTTGGTCTCCGCGACGACGCGGTCCAGCGAGTACTTGCGGGCGTCCTGGACGCGGACCTCGATGACGTCCTCTCCGTCGCGGCCCGCGTAGGAGCCCACCCGGCCGGAGACGACCACCATCATACCGTCGACCAGCTGGAAGTCATCGTAACCGAACGAGGTGCACCGCACCATGTCGCCCTGATCGTTCTCCAGGTCCCAGGTGACGCGGGGCTTGGCGTTGCCCTTCGCCTCGCGGGTCTCGACACCGGCCGCGGTGCCGTAGATGAGGACCTGCTCGCCCTCGACCAGTTCGAGGTCCGAGCTGATGGGGCGTTCGCCCTTCTTGATGAGCCCGCCGATGCCCGCGGCCTCCAGGTACTTCTTGACGTAGTTGAACGGGTGGTCGGAGGTCGGGAAGCCGATCGCGCCGATCTCCAGGCGGAGCCGCTCCTGGACGCCGTACTCCTCCGCGTCCAGGTCGAAGCCGTCCATCGCACCCTTGACCTCGGAGTCCGCCATGAGGTCGGCGAAGAGGCTGTCCTCGATGGCGTCCGCGACCGGAGCGTTGGACATCTTCTTGGCCCGGCCCAGCATGGAGTCCAGGTTGTCGTGCATCGCCTTGCGGCTCCGGTGCATGTGGTCGAAGCACCCGGCCGAGATCAGGTTGTAGGTCGCCTTCTTGTTGAGCGAGGACGCCCGCACCAGGAAGTCGCCCAGGTTCTTGAAGTCGCCGTTGCCGTCGTTGCGAGCCGCGAACAGCTTGTCGAGCGCGGCGGGTCCGCAGTTGGCGATGCCCGCCAACCCCAGCCAGACGCGGTCACGGGTGGTCGTCGCACGGCGGTTCGACCGGTTGATGTTCGGGGGCGAGACCTGCACGCCCGTCCGGCGGGCGGCGTCCACCTGGGCGTACACCTTGTCGGCGGGCAGGAAGTCGATGCAGGCGGCGGCGTACTGCGCAGGGAAGTTGACCTTGAGCCACGCCGTCTGGTACGACACGAAGCCGTACGCGACCGAGTGCGCCTTGTTGAAGGCGTAGGCAGCGAAGGGCGGGATCATCTCCCACAGCTTGTCGGCCACCTTCTGACCGTAGCCGTTGTCGACCACGCCCTTCTTGAAGCCGACCTCCTCCTTGGCGAGGGCCGCGGCGTCCTTCTTGCCGACCGCCTTGCGGAACGCGTCGGCCTGCGCGGCGTCGTAGCCCGCGTAGTGCTGAGCGATCTGGATGAGCTGTTCCTGGTAGACCAGCGCGGAGTAGGTCTCCCGGAACATCTCGTGCATGTCCTTGTGCGGCACCTCGATCTTGGTGCGACCGTTCTTGGCGTCGGCGTACAGGACGTGCAGGTTGGAACCCATGGGCCCCGGACGGAACAGCGCGATGACGGCGGAGATGTCCTCGATGCTCGTCGGAGCGACGCGTCGGAGCAGGTCGCGCATGCCGGAGGACTCCAGCTGGAACACGCCGTCCGACTCGCCCTTGCCCAGCATGGAGTAGACGCGCTGGTCGTCCAGCGGGATGTTGTCGATGTCCACCTTCTGACCGAGGTCGTCCTCGATCAGCTGGATCGCGCGTCCGATCACCGAGAGGTTGACCAGACCGAGGAGGTCCATCTTCAGCCCGCCGATGGCCTCGGAGTCGTTCTTGTCGTAGGCGCACACCGGGATGCGCTCGACCTCGTAGTCCTTGTTCTGGTGCACGGGCACGTGCTCCGAGAGCGGGCCGGGGGTGATCAGCAGGCCAGCGGCGTGGATGCCCTTCTGGTTCTTGATCCCCTCCATCTGGCTGGCGAGGTCGATGGCCTCCTTGAAGTCCGGCTGCGCGTACAGCTTCCGGAACCCCGAGCCGACCGCGTGGTGGTCCTTCCACTTCTCCTCGGTGGGCTCCGGCGCGATGATGTCCGCGATGGACGCCTCTGCCTGGTTGAGCACGCCCGGCCAGGCACCGGAGAGCCGGTTACCGTTGGCGACCGGCTGGTTGAGGACGCGGGCCGCACCCTTGAGCGCGGACTTCGGCTTCAGCACGCCGTAGGTCGCGATGTAGGCGACGCGACCCTGGTACTTCTGGGCGACGTAGCGCTGGACCTCGATGCGACGGTCACGCTCGAAGTCGATGTCGATGTCGGGCATGGACTTGCGACCCGGGTTGAGGAAGCGCTCGAAGTACAGCTTGTACTTGAGCGGGTCCACGCCGGTGATGCGCGTGCAGTAGGCGACCACCGAACCGGCGGCCGAGCCACGACCCGGACCCACCCGGATGCCCTGGCGCTTGGCCCACTGGATGATGTCCGAGACGATGAGGAAGTAGTTGTCGAACCCCATGTCGCGGATGACCGACATCTCGTAGTCGAACTGCTTCTGCACGTCGTCGGGGATGGAGCCGTCCGGCTCGGCGTACAGCTCGTTGAGACCCTTGTTGGCCAGGTCGAGCAGCGCGGCGTGCGCGTCACCCTCGTACCGGTCATCGATCTCGAACTTCGGGATGAGGTACTTCTCCTTCTTGGAGTCCTCGTGCCCGATGTCCATGCCCTGGGCCATCTCTTCGATGAGCAGCGTGTTGGAGCACGCACCCGGGTACTCGCGCTCCGGGAACAGCTCCCACATCTCCTCGGCGGTGCGGAAGTAGTTGGCTCCGTCACCGTCGAAGCGGAAGCGCTCCTCGTCCCTCAGCTTCGCGCCCGTCTGGAGGCAGAGGAGCGCGTCGTGCATGTGCGCCTCGTCCTTGCTGACGTAGTGGGAGTCGTTGGTGGCGAGGAGCGGCGCGCCGATCCGCTTGGCGATCTCCAGGTGGTGCGGCTCGACCCGCTCCTGGTCCCGGATGCCGTGCTTCTGCAGCTCGATGAAGTAGCGGTCCTTGCCGAAGATGTCCTGGTGCCGCTCCGCGATCCGGGTCGCACCCTTGATGTTGTCGGAGAGGAGCGCCTGGTTGAACATGGAGCCGAGGCAGCCGGAGGTGGCGATGACGCCCTCGCTGTAGCGTGCCAGCATCTCGTCGTCCACGTTCATGCCGTTCATGCCGTAGTTGTGCTCCAGGTGCCCCTCGTTGGTGAGGGCGAGCAGGTTCCGGTAGCCGACCTCGTTGTAGGCCAGCAGGATCATGTGGAAGCGGTGCTTGCCGTTGCGACTCCGTGCGGCGGCCTTCATGGCGGCGACGTCCGCGTCGGGAACGTGGTAGACCTCGACGGCGGGGATGGGCGTGATGCCAGCGGCGTGAGCGGCGTTGAACAGCTGGATCGTTCCGCCCATGCTGCCGTGGTCGCTGACCGCGATGCCGGGCTGGCCGTCGGCCGCTGCGAGCTGCACCATGCGGGGGATGGACGCTGCTCCGTCGAGCAACGAGAAGTCGGAGTGCACGTGTGTGTGCACGAACTGGCGGGATGATTTCTTGCCCACGTCAACCTTTCTGGTTCCGAAACCTGGACTACTCTGATTCTAGCCGCGGCGGAGCCACCCTCATCGTTCACGGAGGGCGCGCGCGATGCGCTAGCGCGACGAACTACCGAACGATGCTGACGGCGACGGGGCCCGAGAACCCGGTGGCCTGACCGGACTCCGCCTCCGCGGAGACCCGGAACTGATCGTTCCAGCGGTACCGGTAGGTCTCCGCGGGCGGGAAGATGGTGAAGTCCGGCTCCTTCAGGTTGATGAGGTCTGCGTAGTCACCCGAGCCGCCCTTGCTGACCTGGTACTGGTAGGAGACCCACGGGGAGGAGCTGACCTTGGTGTGGGTCAGGCGCAGCGACGGACCCGCGAAGTTGTACGCCGCCAGGTTCATGGTGGGCGTGGGCAGGGCCTGCTTGAACTCCACGTCCTTCGTGGACGGGCCCAGGCCCGCCAGTTCGCTGCACTGAGCCCGAACGCTGAAGTTGTACGCGGCGCCGTTCCAGACGCTGGGCACGACGATCTCGTCCTTGTCGGTGGAGTAGGTCGCAACCTTCTGACGCCAACCGTCGACGTTGCTGACGGAGACCTGGTAGGTGGGCTTCTGCACCGCGGGGCACTGGTCGACCTTGGTCCAGCTGACCTTGACCGCCTCGTGGAGCGCTCCACCCTTGGCGTCGTCCGAGTGCGCCACCGTCAGGTCGGTCACCTCGTCCGGTACGACCGGTTCGGCGTCGAGACCCTCACGCTGAATGCAGTCCGGCATGGAGACCGCGCCCAGGCCGCCGATGGTCGCGTTGACCGAGGACATGTAGCGCTTGGTGCCTCCCACGTCCGAGGAGAGCACGAAGCCGTCCGAGCAGGTCGCCACGACGTTGACTCCGCTGGGCCAGGGGTCGATTGCCTTGGTGCCCAGGAATGTCTGCGCCTGGTCGTTGTTCAGGTAGGCACCCTTGGCCGTGTGCAGCGCGTTCTGGATGTTGTTCGCGGTGCGCAGCGAGTTGCTCACGTTGGCGGATGCCAGCATGGAGCGGAGCGACGGGCCGGGGCTGAACGCGGCCCAGATGCCTGCCACGACAACGAGCGCCACGAGCACCAGCAGCACCGTGGGTGAGCCGGAGTACTTGTGGCCGCTCCGACCTGGCGGGGGTCCGGGGGTGTACGACACGGGTGATGAACTCCTAGGCGGCGGTCTTGACCGAGTTGAGCGCCGACGCGAGTGCGTTGGCGTGAGTGGTGCGCTCCCACGGGAACGTGTGGCGCCCGAAGTGCCCACCGCTCGCGGTCTGGGTGTAGTCGATGTCCGTGAGGCGGAGCGCGTCGATGATGGCGAGCGGACGGAGGTCGAACTCCGCCTTGATGATCTCCGCGATCTCCTCGTCCGGGAGTGCCCCCGTGCCGAAGGAGTCCACGTACAGCCCGACCGGACGGGCGCGGCCGATCGCGTAGGCGACCTGCACCTCGAGGCGCTCGGCCAGGCCCGCGGCGACCGCGTTCTTGGCGACCCAGCGGAGGGCGTACGCGGCGGAGCGGTCCACCTTGGACGGGTCCTTGCCGGAGAACGCGCCACCGCCGTGCTTGGCGGCACCGCCGTAGGTGTCCACGATGATCTTGCGTCCGGTCAGGCCAGCGTCGCCCTTCGGCCCACCGACGACGAACGACCCGGCGGGGTTGATGATGTAGTTGCCCTCGTCCACGAGCGGAGTGACAGCCTCGCGGGCGTTGAACTCCTCGATGACCGGCTTGATGACGTCCTGGATCACCAGGTTGCGCAGCCAGGCGAGGTCCACACCGGCACGGTGCTGAGTCGAGATGAGCACGGTGTCGATGGCGACGGGGACGCCGTCCTCGTACCGGATGGTGACCTGGCTCTTGGCGTCCGGGAGGAGCGGGCTGTACTCCGCGATGTCGAAGTGCTGCTCGTCGCCGTGGATCAGCGCGGAGCTGAGCGAGTCACGGCGACGCTCGGTGAGGCGCTGCGTCAGCATGTGCGCCAGCGTGATCGGCACCGGCATGAGCGAGTGGGTCTCGGAGGTGGCGTACCCGAACATGATGCCCTGGTCGCCCGCGCCCTGCGCGTCGAACGGGTCCTCATCCGCGTCGAGCAGGAGGCCCTCGCGCACCTCCTGGGAGGCGTCCACCCCGGCAGCGATCTCCGGCGACTGGGGCGCGATCAGGTTGAGCACCGCGACGGAGTCGGCGTCCAGGGACGTGTCGGCTCCGTCGTAGCCGATGGCCCGGACGGTGTCGCGGACGATCTCCTGCACGTTGATGTTCGCGGTGGAGCGGACCTCGCCGAACACGATGATCACTCCGTTCGCTGCGGAGGTCTCCACGGCGACGCGGGCGTTCTTGTCCCGCTTCAGGTACGCGGTGAGGATCGCGTCGGAAACCTGGTCGCAGAGCTTGTCGGGATGACCCGCGGTGACGGACTCGGAGCTGATCAGACGTGTGGACATAGAGTGCTCTCTCGGTGGTCTTGTGTACTAGCTGACTAGTCTAAGTCTAGTTCAAGCTGAGGGGAATCGCTGCGCGAAGCGGAGGGCGCGGGCAGGAAGATGAGGGCGTCGCGGTGCACGACCGTGCGGGCGTCGTTGGTGTCGACCACCTCGAAGTGGTCCCGGCGCGGGTAGCCGACCACGCGCACGCGGCGGCCGTGCAGCAGTGCCGCGCGGGGCATGGTGTCGCGGTGGGGGTAGCCCTCCGGCGCTGCGCCGTGGTCGGCCGCGTCATCGTCGGCGCGGGACTCGGGCGTGGGCTCCTCGGACGCCAGGTGCAGGATCACCGATGCCAGCCGCCGCTCCTGACCGGGGCGCGTCAGATCGGCCATCGTCCCGGTGTCGCCACGATGCTGGTGGCACCGCCCGCTCCAGGTGGGGCGGTTGCACCCTCCGGGCCAGGAGCAGGGCGGTGCCTGACGCACCATCAGAGGGAGCGCTTGCCGTTCTGACGGAACCCGTCACGGGCGAGGACGATCGCTGCATCGTGCGGAGTGTCGGCGGAGACGAGGGCGTTCTCCAGCGCGCGGCGGTTGCCGTGCTGGTCGTCCCACTCCACCTCGGGGTGACGCCACCCGTTCAGGCTGAGCCGGTTGGCCACCACCAGGCGGTCGCCGGTCTCCCAGGCTCCGTTGAGGACTGCCTCGATCACCGCGAGCTGCTCGTCCTCGTCCAGGCCGTCCAGCTGAACCGGACCCGCCTCGATCGGGTACAGCCCGCTCAGCTGGAGGAGTTCGTCGTCGGTGAGGTCGGCGTAGGTGGGCGCGCCGCCCGGGAAGGTGGCGGGGTCGATCTCCAGCTGAGCGACGGTCTCGGCAGAGAGGCGCTCGTGCGGATCGACGTGGTACACCTCCCGGAGCATGTCCTGCTCCGCGGTGACGACACCGGCGACGGGCTTCGCGGTGAGGAGGAAGTCGTTGGCGCGGAGCGTCCTGTTGAACGCGGCGCGGTCGGTGCGGTAGCGGTCGTAGGTGTGCTCCAGCGCGCGGACGTTGTCCTCGTCGGACAGCGACGGGTGCCGGTACCCGAGATCGTGCAGCTGCTGACCGGGGTTGCGCCCGTTCAGCTCCGGCCACGTGAGGGCGTCCAGGTCTGAGACCAGGCGCTCGTGCACCTCGGTCGCCTCGACCTCGACCTCCGCTCCGTGGGTCTCGGCGAGGCTGAGGGCTCCGCCCGCGGCGAGCGAGGCGCTCTGCTCCAGCGGAAGGTAGGCGTCGTACTCGGCTCCGTAGGGGTCGATGATGCGGCGCTTGACCAGGCGTGTCATGGTGAGCCTTCCTGCTCAGTTCTGGTACTTGGTACCGGGATCGGGTGCCTGCTGGTCCGAGGCGATGCGGACCATGGTCGGCTTGTTGGTGGTCTTGATCAGTCCCGCGGTGAACGGGTTCTGCTTGCACTTGGCCACGCCCGCCTTGGTGGTGCTGCTGCCGGGGTCCTGCGGCTGGTTCGGCGCGGCGACTCCGTACGTGGTGGTGCCCTTCCAGATGGTGTCGCAGCGCGAGTCCAGGTAGAAGTAGGTGCCGGAGAAACCGGGGCTGATGACCTTGTTGTCCTTGATGCGGACGAGTGCCGACTTGGACTTGGTCTGGCCCACCGCGATGTACCCGCCGCCCGAGGCGACCGGCACGTTGATGATGCCCAGCGACACGCCGTTGGAGGGCATCACCTTCGTGGTGGGCAGCTGACCCTTGACCAGCTTTGGGATGTCCGCGGAGGTGAGGTACCGGCCCGAGTCCGAGTACATCCATGACTGCGCGGTCCTGATGTTCTTGAGGTCCACCTGGATCGCGCGCACGTTGTTGGAGTACACGATGTTGGGGATGGTCACCAGCCCAGCCAGCGAGGTGATCGCGATGACAGCGATCGTGATGGTCTGCATCACCGAGTTCTCTGCCCGGTCATCAGCCAGCACTGATTCGCGCGCCCGACGCCACAGGTCGGTCAGCTTCATCGTGGTCTCCCGTCTACCGATAGCGGTATTGTAGCGAACGCGGCTCCGCTACCGTCCGATACGTCCGCGCGCGCCGACGGCGTCCCGGTTGTGCAGGTTGGCGTTGGACGCGGACTTGCGCCCCGCCTCACGGCCGGCCCGGTTGTTGCCGCCACGGCCGGGGGTGTAGCCCCACCCGCGCGGACGCTGGTACGCGCTCCAGGTCTCCTGGCGCTTGTCCGAGATGACCAGGGCCGCCTCGCTGCCGTACTCGTCGTTGGCCTGGCGCTCCGCGTCGAGGCGGGCGTCGATGAGGCGGTCCTTGATGTGCTGGCAGAACCCGGCGACGAAGGAGGCGCGGGCGGTGTCGCGGTCCGCGATCTTCTCCTGCCAGGTGTCCCCGTTCAGGTACGCCGTGAGGTCGGCCACCATGTGGGTCAGCAGGACGGCGTACAGCTTCTCCAGCTGCTCCACCTCGAACTTCGGGCCGATGACCTTGACGTAGAACCCCTGGTTGCTGACCAGCCAGGGGAGGACGTTGGCCTCCGCCATCGCGATCATCAGGTCGGCGTACTGACGGCGGTAGGCGTACTTCTCACCCTTGCGGCCGGTGTCCACCTGGACCGTGACGATCTGGTTCTCGACGGACTCCTGCTTGCCCTTGGTGTGGCGCCGCGCGACCTCGAGGTCGATGGCGTACTTGGAGGACATCATCTGCGCGGCCTGCATGAACGTGTCACGCTCGGCCTCGTTGTCGGTGTTCTCCGCCTTGTTGAGGATCGCGGCGATCTTCTCGATGACCTTGTCGTTGTTGCTTGCCATGTCGCTCTCCTTTGCGTCAGGTCTGATCGGTGCTCATGTGGATGCGGAAGTACATGCCGAACATCTCGCCCATCTGGTTGCCCACCAGCCAGGCGTACTCGTCCAGCCACTTGTCTCCGTGCGTTCCGGCTCCGCCGTGGTGCGCCAACTCGTGGAGCACCCACAGCTCGCGGAAGAACGGTGACCGCTGGGACTGAGAGCTGATCGGCAGCTCCATCACCGAGCGGTGCATCGTCGCTCGGTGAGCGTATACCCCCTCGGACTCCCGTCCTGAGAGGGCCGCCTTGACGGTGACGCGGGGCATGCCCTCGGGGTGACGCGCCCGGTACGCCGCCGAGCCGAGGAGCACATCGCAGTACAGCTGAATCTCCTGGAGCGTGTTGAACTGACGCTCACGGGGCAGCTGCCACACGGTGCCGAACTCCTCGATGGTGTCCGCCTTCATGCGGGCGAGCATGTCCATCTT